AACCTCTATTTCTTGGTATGCCAGAAAAATTTTCAGAAAAAATTGGAAATGTTAGAGGTCTTTTAAAGAATTCAGACCAAGAAGCAAGAACTGGAAGATTTGCTTCAATGGAAGTTACACCTATCGGCACCAGAGTTGATCGTATGGGAGGATTTAGCTCCGCAATTCCAGGAGTAAATGGTGTCTATGAAATTAATGGTAAAAAATATGTTGTTAAGGGTCATACAGATTCTGACTCCGCACTTGTTGAGGCAAGAGGAACACAGTTAACAAGAGACATATTTGGACTAAACACTCCAAATCAAGAAATGATTAAAATTGCACATCCTAGAACTGGCGAGCAAATGTTTGCTGTTAGATCTCCATACGATGAAGCATTTGCCAAATCAACTGGAAAAATTGACCCAGAAGATTTTGCTTCACAGGCATTGGCTTCTATTATTAGAAGAGATAATGACTTACAGCCAGATAATCTTTTTGGAAGAACAGTAACAGATGTAGGATCAGGTTTTGTAGCAAATAGGGCTTCCCAGCCAAGAACAGTTGGTGGACCTAAAACTCCAGTTGAAGAACAAGCACTAATTAATTTCTTAGCACAAAAGGGTGGGGCTAAAAAATGGTTTGCAGAATCAACTGGTGATATTGCAAGAAGCATGACACCAGAAAAATATGAATCTATGTTTTTGGCAAAAATTGATGATGCTCTTGGAAAAACAAAGGGTGCAATTAACAAGCTTCCAAATATGACACCTGCTGAAAAGAAAATGTATCAGGGAATCGTTACTGACTTAGAGGATGCAAGAGGCATTGACTGGAGAGCATTACACGCACATCATTCTGGATTAAGTCTTACTGCTGCTAAGTCTCCAACTGCTGCTGCACTTGCAAAGAAACAAGCAGAGCTTGTAGAAAAAGCTAGACAAAGAGGTCATGCTCAAGGAACTGGCGGTTTGCCATGGGCTTATGCAAATGGTGGCTTTATAAAACTTATTGAAGGTGGATCAGTTCCTGGATATAGTGCTTTAGAAGACCTTATAAAAACAAATGTAAAAACAGGAAGTCAGCTCCCACTTGATGACTGGCTAACTAAAACATTATCTCGTGTTGACAATAAAAAAGATGCAAAAATTATTGTAGACTCTTTAACTAAAAGATTAAATACAGGAACTGGACAAACTAAAACTAGTCTTATCACTAAAGATTTCTTGCTAGAGATTGGTGAAAAATTTAAGTCTTCTAAATCTGAAAATTCAAGAAACATGGTAAATGATCTTGGAAGGCTTACAAGCAAGCCAGGAAGAGCTAACCCTGGAACTGGAAGACCTGCAGTAATTGGAAAAATAAGAAATAAAGAAGATAGCCTTGCAATAATAAATCCAATGGAAGCAGCTATTAGAGCTAAGTTAAAAGAATCAGGCTACTTTAGTGATTCTGATATTGACAGATTTTCTAAGGTTGAAGCTGGTCACTTACAAAAAGACTTAGTTACAATTGATGGTAAAACATATAAGAGATGGCTTCCTCCAAAACTTGCATGGATGCCAAAGGTAGAAAACCTAGCATTTGAATATCTTACTAGAGGTGGTGTAGACGCAGAGAAAGGAAACACCGCAGCGTTTAGAGATGCACTGAAACAAGCTAAAGCAACACCAGCTCAAATTAAATCAATTCTTTCTGGAAACCACCCAGTATCTGGAGAAGCAAGAAAAAAGTTTTTATCAGCATTATCAATTTTAGAATCCAATGGATCAATAACTCCAAAAACTTTAGAATATATTAGAGCAACAAATGCATTAAACGCAGGTGATCCAGCGTACAAAATAACAGCAGGAATTGGCAAGGCAGGAACTGTATACCCAGACAAGGATGATTCTCCAGAAATGAAGAGATATCTTGGATCGGTCCCAGTTGGTGGAAGAGGACGAGTTCCTAGTACCCCAAGAAGAGCAACTGGTGGAGCCTTAACTAAAGAGCAAATAAAAGATCATGAAGAGTCTGGAAAGGTAGTAACAACTAGAAACAACAAGCCAGTTAAAATGGCTAGTGGTCAAGTTGTAGCAGAAGAAGCCTGGGTAGATGCAAAGATGGCTGAAGATGGAATTAGAGATGGGCAAGATATTAAGGCTCAAAAGAAAGCACTTAGAGGACAAAAAGCAGGTGCTGTTGGCGGTCTAGCAATGACTGGAGCATTTATGCTCCCAGCTCTTACTGGAACAAATGAAGCTCTTTCTGGATTTACAAACTCTTTAACCACAGCAATGATTGCCTTATCAGCAATTACTACAATTGCCCAAGTTCGTGGTATTGGTGGAGCAGGAATGAGTGTTGGTGCCAAAGCCAGAGGAATAAAGTCTGGAGCATTTGGAAGTGGAACATCAACCATGGACTTTATTAGAGGTGGAAGACAGTACCCAATTAATAACCCAAATGCCCTTGAAGATGCTAAGAAAAAAGTCGGTGCTGGAAGAGTCATGGGAGGCTTAGCAGATAAGGCTGGAAAAGCTGGCAAAGGTGGAATGCTTGCTAGAGGCACTCTTTCCGCAATTGGTATTGCAACTGGACCAGCTGGAATGGCAGTTCTTGCAGCAATTGCCCTTGGCACTGCAGCGTTTGTTGCTTATCAAAAATCAATTGATAATGCTAAAAAAGCTGGAGAATCTTTATATGCAGAACAAACTAAGGCTGCAGAATATTATGGAATTGAATTACTAAACGTTAATGCTGCAATGGCAGAAAATGTTAAAATTGCAAAAGAGATGGGTCTTGCAGCAGCACCAACTGCAGCAACTGTTGATCCAGCCCTAAAACAATCAATCTTAGAACAAGAAGAAAATAAAAAACTTGTAGAAGAAATTAGAAAGTCTAATGACCCATCATCAATATTCCTTGGTCAATATGGGAAGATGTTGCAGCAAGGATTTAATCCTGAACAAGCAAAAGAAGTTTTATCTGTTTTAGCCCAGGCAAGTGGAAAAATGGGAGCACTTCAAAGTGTTTCTGGAACATTAAATCAAACAGTAGTTACTGGTGCAAACGGAGAAGTAGATGCACAAGCAACTGCAATTAAGGCAACCGAAGCTGTTGGTCAAGCAGCAGTTGGAAATATTAATGCCTTGTTTACCAGAAATATTGCAATGCCAGCAAGAGGCGGAGGGGCAGTAACCCCAGTAATGGGTCCAAACAAATTAACCTCTAATCAAGACTTTGCAAACTTGGAAGGTCAAATTACACAAGCATTTAAATCTGCTCTTATGTCTCCAGATCTTGGCGTAGGATTTGAAACCATGAGTAAGACAATCGAAGCAACATTTAAAAAGGGTGCAGAAACAGGAACTAATCAAGCAGATATTGCATCAGCATTAGGTGAGAGTGCACAGGCAATGGCTAAGGATCTTGGATTTGAAGAGGATAGCAAGTTCGTTCAAACAATGAATGCAGCACTTGACGATACAACTGATAAGGTTCAAGGAACCAAAGATCAGTTCTTGCTAGTACAAGCTGCTGCTGCAGGTATTGATTTAACAACAGTTATTGCAGATGGAAAGTTGGCAGCAGATGAAGCACAAAGACTAAGAACTGAAATGGCTGCAATTGATACTCAGAAACAAATTAACATTACAGTTAATACTCAGATTCAAGATGCAATTGATGAAATTGACAAAGAAATTCAGGTAAGAACAGCATACTACGATCAACTTGCTGCAAACAATGAAAACGCTCAAGAATCAGAAAATGAGCGTACAAAGAATTTTCAGAAGAACATGGAAAAGCGAAACAAGGCTATCCAAAAAGAAATTAAGCAAATTCAAAAAGCAGCAGACGAACAGATTAATGCAAAAGAAAAAGAAATTGATGCAATTGAAGAAAGTTCTGATAAGTACCTAGATGCACTTCAGTCACAAAAGGATCAGTCCTCTTTTGAGAACGATCAAAGACAAACTGCTCTTGGTGGTCTTGGTGCACTTGCAAGTGGAGACGTATTTGGATTCCTACAAGCACAAAATGAAATGGCTGCTGCTGCTCAAGAAAATGCACAACAAAATGAAATTAGCAAAGTTGAAGAAATGTCTCAGGCAAGAATTGACGAGATTGAAAAAACAATTGATAAGATTAAAGAACAGGCAGATTTGGCGGTTGGAAACTTACAAGAGCAACTAGATAAAAATCAAGAGCTTATGGACAAAGAAGGAGAACGCCATGAAAAGAGAATGGCTTCACTTCAAAAAGAAGCTATAAAAATTCAAACAAATAAGTCTGCAGAAATTAGAGCATTTGATGATGCAAAGGGTAAATTGCAAGAGCTTATGGATATGCCAGTTGGAGAAAAACTTGGTAAAGATCTTGGTGCATATGCAGATGCAATATCTTCGGTTGCTGCAAATATGCCAAAGAGTGCACAAGATACAATGAGCAAACTTGCAACATCATTTGGAGATAACTTCCAATCGGTATTTGATGCAGAGTTGCAAAAATCTGCAAAAGAATATGGAGTAAATGCAACAGACCTAAAGACTTTAATTAAAAAAGCTTTGCCTAAGAGTAAGGGTGGGGCTGGATCAGAGAATAGTGGAACTGGTGGATATGCAAAGGGTGGATATGTAACTGGTCCAGGAACTGGAACATCTGACTCCATTCCAGCTCAATTGTCAAATGGAGAATATGTTGTAAAGGCAGACTCAGTTAAGAGAATTGGAAAAGACACATTAGATAAAATTAATAATACAGGAGGAATGGGTATTCCTGGTGGTATTGGATATCGTGTTGGTGGTGCCGAAGCACCAGCATCAGCAGCAGCATTTGCTGGTGGAGTTAAAACAGCAGTTGCAGCAATTAATTCAGCTAACGCTTTAGTTTCTGCAGCAGCAAGTGCAATGAATGAAGAACCAGAAAATTCAGACGGTGGTGGCTCTGGAAGTCCAACATCTATTCCAGAAAAACTTGGAAAGGTGGCAAGAATACTTCGTGGATCCTATGGCATAACTGCAAGAGGAACTTACCCAAGTGGAAATAAGCACAGTTCAAGATATGGAGCAGCCATTGACTACGCAACACCAACTGGAACTCCAGTTTATGCTATGGCTGGAGGACAGGCATCTAATCTGAGCAAGGGCAACAGTTCCTTTGGAAAATATGTAACAATTAAACATGCTGACGGAACAGAGTCTTTGTATGCCCACTTAAATTCACATGGTAAGGGAGGGTCCGTTAGTGCTGGAGACTTTATTGGTGATTCTGGAAATACTGGAAACTCTACTGGTCCTCACCTACACTTTGAGTGGTCAGCACTTAAAAATGGATCTAATCCCCCAGGAATGAGAATTGGTGGAGAAACAATGTCTGATGGTCTTGCCCAACTTCATAAGGGAGAAATGGTTTTAACAAAGCCACTAACACAAACCTTAAAAGATGGAATTGCAGAATTAAAATTTGGTATGCCATCAATGTCTGGCATTTCTCCAGTAGATAGTGGTACAATGGTATCTAACAGTAACGTATATAACATCACGGTTGATGCATCTGGTCCTTCGATGGATCCAAATAGGATTGCACAAAAAATTGTTACGGCTATTGGTAAGGAAGACAATAAAAGAGCTTTTGGAAGGAGTAGTTAATGGCACTAGCAGACTTACAAAAAACTTATAGGAAACCATCTTTAATTATTTTTTCTTTAACAGAACCAATTGCTGGAACTGGAGAAAACTCTGGACAATGGGATTTTGCACCATCAACCCCCTTATACCTAACTGATGATAATAGATCATCTTTATCAATTGTTCCACAAAGAATTGAGTCTAGAAGAAGAATGATTGATGGAACAATGCGTTCTGTTCATGTTGCAGACAAAATGTCTTTTTCTACTTCTTGGGAAGCCATTCCTTCTAGAAAAACTAGACCAACACCTGCATCTCCAGATGGTCTTTCAAATAAAATTACCTCAGATGGATTTGGTGCAGGACAAGACATTAAAGCTTGGTATGATGCAAATTTTTCAGATTTTTGGATGCTACTAGTATATGATGCCTCTGTTTCTGGAAATTCAATTACAAATGTTGAAAAGTATAATGTTTTCTTTGATGATTTTGATTTTACTATTGTAAAAAGAGGACAACACAATGATCTATGGGATGTGTCTATCAGTCTGGTGGAGGTTTAATGTTAACTACAGGAAACTCAGACATAGACAATCTATTTAAAAAATCAAAGACTATTTCATCAAAGCATAAAATTATTGCTGAGTGGAATCATAATGCATACACAGTTGTAGATTATATTGGATCGTACCCCCTAGAAATTGTTGGAGATGGAGTAGAGGCAACTCAAACACAAGCACTTACATTTAATGCTAGTGAGCTGACTGGATGTTGGGATAATGGAGGACATTACTATACTGTAAGTTCAACCCCAAATGATTACGAAGTTGAAGAATTAGAAAGAAAAAAGATAAATTCAATTAGACTAATTACTGAGCCAGAAAGACCAGATCCTGGAATTATTTTTCCAGTAACATTTCCTGCAGCTAGAGATAGAAACCTGGTAGCTGATGCTAGCGAAGCAAGAGCCTACAATATTCTTCAGACAAGTAATAGAATTTATGCGGCAAATGAATCACAGTCTGGAAGATACTGGGTGTCTCCAAGAAGGTGTAAATCAAATGCTACCTACGGAATTGATAGTAACTTTATTGGTGTTTCAAATTCCCTTGGAAAAATGAAAGGTAACAATGTTTTTGTACATTATGAGGAAGCTGTAAGATGCAATAAAATTGTCGTAAAAACACAAACAGTAAATGGTTATGCTAGAGACTTTACAGTTGAAGTTTTGCTTTCTGGAAGTAATACTTGGACATCAATATACAGAACAACAAATAGTACGACAATGAATGATGGAATTTTAAGACTTTCAAGAAAACTTGTTTCTGGAAGTTGGCAGTGGGTTGTAGCTGCTGGTGTAGAAGAAGAGGGAACCATAACAAGTTTCTTAAAATCCTCAACTACAG